ACTTTAAATATGTGTCTAACTCAGGTGCTGGAGGGACCACATCTGGAAACATCGCTACTGGCGATAAAATTATGGGTGTTACAGACACCAAAAATACTGATCCTTCTGGTGGCCTTTATGGTGCTGGTAGATTCGGATATTCTACAAACAGATCTGCTTCAACAGGTATTGCTGGAACTTTAACTGCTGCATCTACTGCATCTATTGCTGATGTAGGCTTTGATTCAACATTAGCTACCTTAGTTACTGCTAAGAGAGTTAAGAAAGTTGTAATTACAACTGGAAATACTAATCTTGATGAACAGGCTGCTCAAGCTTTCCAAGTTTCTGCATCTGACTTTGTATTATACCCACAATTTACTACTGCTACTTCTGCTGGTGTTGTAACCTTTATTGGTTCAACGGCTGCTGAACTACCAACATGGTCTGATGACTTTGGTTTTGATTCTATCAATACTTCATATGTAATCAAGAATGCTAACGACCAGTCAAGAGGTGATTTTGAGGATAAAGATCCTACATCTTATGCTGAAGGTACTGCAACAGACTTGAATATTCCTGAAGTGAATGTTGAATTAAGATCTGAGGCTATCATAGCTAAGACAAGAAAGTTAAAAGTAATCTGGACTCCAGAATTTGCTCAAGACTTGAATGCTTATCACTCAATTGATGCTGAGGCTGAATTAACATCTATGTTATCTGAATATATTTCTATGGAAATAGATTTAGAGATCTTAAGTATGTTATCTGCTAATGCTAATACAACTGACTCATGGTCAGCTGCAGGACAGGCATTAAATGCTGCTGGAACTGCATTTGCTGATGTTGGTTCAATGTATGCTTATCAACAAACTTCATGGTTTGCAACATTAGGTACAAAAGTACAAAAAGTAAGTAACAAAATTCATGCAAAAACAATGCGTGGTGGTGCTAACTTCTTAGTATGTGGACCAGATGTTTCTACTGTGTTAGAATCTATTTCAGGATTCGGTGTTGATACAGACGGCGCTCAACAATCATTTGCAATGGGTGTAACTAAAATCGGTAGCTTAGCTAACAGATTCACAGTTTACAAAAACCCTTACATGCAGTCTAATGAGATTATTATGGGATTCCGTGGTACTCAATTCTTGGAAACTGGTGCAGTTTATGCTCCTTATATTCCATTAATTATGACTCCACTAGTATACGATCCAACTAACTTTACTCCAAGAAAAGGTGTAATGACTAGGTATGCTAAGAAAGTTGTAAGACCAGAATTCTACGGTAAGATCAATGTAACTGGATTAAACACTATTTAGTAAATAGTCTTTAATAATTCTTAGGAAAGGGCCCCATTAATTTGGGGCTCTTTTTTTTTGTTTTAACTTTTAGCTGATATTTATTATTGAACAAAGTTGAGTTTATATTTATATAAAAGGGGAAATCTATGGCAACACAAATAAAGATATGGGATGGAAATGCTGAATGGGCAGCAAGTAATGATACACCATTTGGTTTATATGACCACGATGATATATTTACTGGTTCTGCAATAAGCACAGCTAAATGGTGTGCTAAGAGGATGGGGTACCCTATAGTAAATATAGAATTAAACTCTGGTAGCTTCTTTGCATGCTTTGAAGAGGCAACAACAGAATATAATGCACAAGTTAACAGATTTAATATAAGAGAAAACCTACTTGGACTTAAAGGTGACTCAACATCTTCAAACTATTCAGGTAAAGACATTGATGGAACTGGACTAAATAGATTAATTACACTAAGTAAGGAATATGGCTCTGAGGCTGGTGTTGGTGGAAATGTAACTTGGTATACAGGATCTGTAACTACATCAAGAGGTAGGCAAGTTTATGACCTAGCAACATCAGATAACAGCATGTCACTCGAAAGTGGAACTGCTGGAACAACTTCAATAGAGATAAAGAAAGTATTTCATGAAGCAACCCCAGCAATGACTAGATTCTTTGATCCTTATGTTGGTACTGCAACTGCAACATCTCAGCAAATGAATTCATTCGGATGGAGTGGATTTAGCCCTGCAATTAATCATATGATGATGCCAATGTATGATGATATACTAAGGGTTCAAGCTATTGAATTTAATGATATTGTAAGAAAGTCTGCTTATGGATTTGAGATACAAAATAATAGAATGCGTCTATTCCCAATACCATCTGGAAGCTTTAAGGTGCACTTCCAATATATTAAAACAGATGATAGAGATAATTCCTCGGGAACATCAACGAAAATATCAGACTTTTCAAATGTAACATACAACCACATAGAGTATGTACACATAAATAACCCAGGAAAGCAATGGATAAGAAAGTATACGCTAGCACTTGCAAAAGAGCTATTAGGTATAGTAAGAAGTAAGTATGGAAGTATACCTTCACCAGGTGAAGCATTAAGCTTAGATGGAGACACACTAAGAAGTGAAGGTTTGGCAGAGAAGGAAGCATTAGTATCAGAACTAAGAGAAGACTTAGAAGCTTCATCTAGAAGAAATGCAATGGAAAGGCAGAATGATGAGGCAAACTTCCACCAAGAGACTATTAACAAGGTACCACTTAATATATACATAGGATAATTATGGCACTATTTTCAGGAAACAGAGACACACAGCTATTTAGAAAGCTAAGTGATGAGCTAGTAGACAGAATTCTGGGCACAGAAATTGATATTTATAAGATATCAAATACACTTACAAAAGAGAATGTGTATGGTGAGGCTGTTAGAAAGATTTATAAGACGGCTGTAAGAGTAGGTTGTATAATCACACCTGAAGACAAGGAGTGGGCAGACAACGGAATGGGTGAAGACATTAGCCAAGCTTGTAATTTTGCATTTGTTAGAGAAACAATAAAAGATATTAATCTTGTAATACAGGTAGGGGATATATTTAAGTGGGATGCATCTTATTGGGAAGTTGACTCAGTAAATGATGAGCAATATCATATGGCCCACAATCCTGATACAACAACTCTTGGTGAGGACTTTGGTTCAAGCATCTCAATACTATGTAAAACTCACATGGCAAGAAGAAGTAGCTTATCACTAGAGAATACTAGTATAGGAAATGCAGGCATAATACCGGACAATATATAATATGGCAAATTCAGAATTAAATAAAGATCAAAGGGCTGCAGGAGTTAACCCAAACATAGGTCACAGAGGTGAGCAGGTAAGAAGTGGGAAGATAGCTAAGAAGCTAGATATAAAGCTAGGCTTAGTTGACATTGATAGTGTTATAATAGACTATTTTGAAAATGCAATAATGCCAGAAATAACTGATAGTACAGGCCAAAGAGTTCAAGTGCCAATAATGTACGGAAACCCAGAAAGATGGTCTAGTATTCAAAAGAGTAGAGTGTATAGAGATAATAAAGGCAAGATACAACTACCTTTAATTATGTTTAAGAGAACAGGGATTGAAAAGCAAAGAGGTCTCGGAAATAAGATGGATGCAAATTCACCTAAATTGTATCAAGGCTTTGAAAACAACTTTAACGTGGCAAATCAATATGATAACTTCCACACACTTCAAGGCTTTAAGAAGAAGAAGACATATAAAAGAGTTGTTGTGCCTGACTATGTAGATCTAAGTTATGACTTTGTTGTGACCACTGAGTTTATAGAACAAATGAACTCTATAATAGAAGCTGTTAACTATGCTGAGGGTTCATACTGGGGACAAAAAGAGAGATACAACTTTAAGAGTAAAATTGACTCATTTGAGAATGCAACAGAGATTGAGTCTGGAGCAGACAGGGTGATAACATCAAACTTCTCACTAACACTATCGGGCTTCCTAATACCTGATATACTACAGAAGAAGATTGCTTCTGAAGCTGAAGATGCAATATCACACACAACAATACAAATTTCCGAAACAATAACACCTACAGGCTTAGATGTAAGTGCATCTGAAACTGTGAATGTTGAATCAGGAAACTCAAACAACGGATACCACCCAATAGGGCAAAGATAAAGAAGATAATATAAATAAGTTTTAACAAAATTAATAAAGGGAAAATATGAACAAGAAGTTTACAACAGACGAGTTAACAAAATTAAAAGAAACAAGAGAAAGATATCTAGTAACACAAGATAAGCTAGGCGGAATAGAAATTCAAAAAGCAATGCTGCAAAATTCAAAAGCATTAGTACTTGAAGAACTAAGCATACTACAGAAAGACGAAGTTGAGCTTGGTGAAACATTAAGATTAAAATATGGTGAAGGAACAATTGATATGGACAAAGGAGAGTTTATACCAAAATCGTAATTTTACAGTTTTAATCTGATATTTATATAACGAATAGAATACATAAACGTATTGGATATTATATCAAAACAAGAGATAGGAGAGAAATAAATGGCTGAGAAAATTGTATCACCAGGTGTATTTACCTCGGAAAAAGATTTATCATTCTTACCACAAGCTGTAGGTGAGATTGGTGCTGCTGTTATTGGACCAACAGCTAAAGGTCCGGCAATGGCACCAACAATGGTGTCAAATTATAGTGAATATGTACAGATATTTGGAGACATAGTTACTTCAGGTAGTTCTGATGCAGATAAAAAGAATTATTCGTATTTAACAAATACTGCTGCAAAAGAATACTTAAAGAACGGAAGTGCTCTAACTGTAGTTAGAATGTTGTCAGGTAGTTATACTGCTGCAACGTGTAAGGTTCCAGTATCTGCATCATTAAGTGCAACAGAAGCTACAAATAATTATGCTGATCAAGCAATCATTACTGCTTCATTCACATGTGAAACATTATCACATGGAGTATTACAAACTAGTTCAGGATCAATATCAAACCACATGCTAAATGCAAAAGGTGATAGAGACAACTTAAGATTAGAAGTAAGTTCTGTGAATGACACAAAAGGTAGCTTTACACTAACTATTAGACGAGGTGATGACTCTAAGAAGAGAAAGATTGCTTTAGAATCTTGGAACGGTGTTAATCTTGATCCTAATTCTAATAACTATATTGAAAGAGTTATTGGAAACCAAACACATACTATTGCAGGCTCAGGCACTGCAAGATATGTTAAGACTACAGGTAAATATCCAAACAAATCTAAATATATTAGAATTTCAAGTGTTGCAACTGCAACTCCAAACTACTTATTAGAAGATGGGACTGTAAGGTTAAACTCTGCAACAGGTTCACTACCAACTAGGGTAGTTACTGGAGGGGTCTGGTCAGGTTCATTTACTGGAGGTAGTGATGGAAGTGCTGGACCAAACAGTACCAATGCAAATTGGAATGAAACTATTGATTCAACAAATGTTCAAGGGTATGACTACTCTACGCTAACTTCATGTGATGCATTATACTCTGCAATACTTTTAATGGGTAACGCAGATGATTATGATATTAACATGTTATTAGTACCAGGTGTAATTGCAGGAGAACACAGTGCACTGGCAGCTCAAATTCTGTCTTCATGTGAGGATAGAGGTGACTGTATGGCAATACTTGACCCTGTAAAATGGGACTCAAATGTAGCTACGGCTGCAGCTATTGGTGATAATTATGATTCATCTTATGGTGCAATGTACTACCCATGGTGTTTGACAAATGATACTTCAACTAACCAATTAATATGGGTGCCAGCATCTACTTTAATGGGCGGAGTCTTTGCATTCAATGATCAAGTTGCTCATGAATGGTTTGCTCCTGCAGGTTTAAATAGAGGTGGGCTTGATTCTGCAATTCAAGCAGAGAGAAAATTACCTCATGTAGACAGAGATACATTATATGAAAAAGGCATTAACCCTATTGCAACTTTCCCTGGACAAGGTGTAGCTGCTTGGGGACAGAAAACATTACAAAGAAAGGCATCTGCTCTTGACCGTGTAAATGTTAGAAGACTATTAATTAGACTTAAGAAGTTTATTGCATCTACATCAAGATTTTTAGTATTTGAAAATAATACTGCAGCAACAAGAAATAGATTCTTATCAGCTG